CAAAACATGTCAAGCATAAATTTTTCCGTTAGATTACGCTCTGTGTTGTGGCGATACCTGGACGACATGCCAGCTATTCAAGCGAGTGTTTCACACGGGTGTAGCGGCAATGCAAGCGAGTGATTCAAGCGAGCGTTTAAGTGTGGCGGCTGACATGTTGGGCGAGTGATTCATACGGACGTTTCAGCAGTGCTGTGCCGGTGCTGTGCCGGTGCTGTCTCGAGCTGTGCGGTGCTGTCGGTCCGGTGATGCGAGCGATCGTCCCGGTGCTGTCCCGGTGCTGTCTCGAGCGGTGCTGCTGTTCCGGTGCAGATCAAGCGGGCGATTTATACAAACGTTTGATTTGCTAGGTGTGCGGATGAGCAGTGTGAGGATGATTACTGTTCAGGTGAGTACTGTTCAGGTGAGTAGTGTTCAGGTGAGTAGTGTTCAGGTGGGCAGTGTTTGCATGAGTAGTGTTCGGATGAACGGGGGGAGGGGGTCGCGCGCGCGTTGCTTACGATTATAGCTATTGGTTACCCACCCTCCGAAAAAACGCCTAAATGGCTACTTGACAAATCCTCACAAAATGATAAAACACGCGCATGAGCAGCCCTATTAGCTACGATTTACAAGGACAAGGTGGCGGTCAGTATATATCTTCCGCATCAGGACTTATTACTGGTAATTTTCGCTGGATACAAGTTATTACAGATACTGTGTTTAGTGATATTGGCAGCCTAAACATTGATGATTTTGATGAAATAATTGGAGTAACTGTGCCAGCAGGCATTGGCATTGGTGGAAAATTTGATTTTATTGAATTAACTAGCGGCGTTGTAATTGCCTATTACGCATAATGAGTCAGTTTGCACAGAGTGGTAGTGCGATGGACGAAGCGCAATCCTCAGATGGGGATGGCGGGTTTCTTAGTGTGAATCAGCGATTGCAGTTAAACCAGCTAGAAGTTGGTGAGGTGCGTGAGTCGCTGAATGGCAGGATGGAAGGATATTGGAAGCCACGCAGAGGCATTGTCGCTAGGACAGGATCGTTGACGAGTGGTGGCAGTCCATTACAGTTGCCGTTCTTTCTGATTGATTCAGCTAAGAACATTACTGCCGCTAGTGTAACTGCTGGTGTGGTTACGATTACTACGTCAGTGGCGCATGGATTGACTGGCACGGCACTAGGAAGGATTACTGGACTCGTCGGCAATGTCGAGATGAGCGGTGACTTTACGTTGACCGTAGCTAGTGTTGATACGCTGACGTATTCCGTAGCTGGATTAACATCCATCAGCGATCAGACTGGCACATTGTCCACAACTCCAATTAACGATGCCGCTAACGTCAACGTCCGAGCATCTTGCTTGTTTAGTGATCCAAACACAGGCAATTCAGAAAGCATCGTGCTGGCATTGGATACTAAGGCTATCTTAGTTACTCTTAGTAATCAAAGTGAATACACCACGCAGGATATTAAATATCCTACAAGTCAATCCGTTACTAGCGACACTGACATGATACAAGCGTTTGATCGCGTGTTCTTGTTCCGTGGTGGGTCTCAAGCGTTTGAGTGGTTTCCTAATGGTCGGCAGATTGAAAGCGCAAGTCAAGCTGGAACGACTACTGTGACAATGCGTGTGAAAGACCACGGATTAACTGTCGGTGATAGTATCGTAGTCAGTGGGCTTACTGGTGGCACTCCTGCCGATGGCACGTTTACTGTGTTGGCGGTAACAGACAAAGATGTCTTTACCTATACCTTTACAACCTCGCAGACGGTGACATTTGATGTTACTGCTGGCGTGTTGAAGGCTGGGTTTACGCTTGTGCCTGGAGGCACTTACACGCAACCACAAATCTTTACCACAGTTGGTAATAACGGCTCCGTATCTGGAGGCGTTGTCAGCTTAACCGTCACAGGAAATACAACGATTGCTGCTGGAGATACTATTGTTATCTACGAGACTACTGTGCCTGAGTTCAGTGCCATCTCTGGCAAGTCGTTTGAGGTGCTGAGTGCAACTACCACAAACATTTCCTTTATTGCCCCAGTTGCTAACTTAGCTACCCTTGGTGGTGGATTACAAGTTGAGTTTGGCGGTAGGTTCAGCGTAGGTGGTGGATTCATCCATCAGCCAGCCCCGCCTTGGGGTATTTACTTTCAACGCAGATTATGGGTTCCGTTTTACTACGATCCTGCTGGCACGTATAACGTTGCTACCTATACAAATCGAAACATCACAGATGAGATTGCTGTATCGGATATTTTAGATAGCCATACGTTTGATCAGATTGCCAATCAGTTCCGAATTACTGGTGGCACAGCAGATTATGTTGTGGCGATGCAAGGATTTTACGACGACAAGCTAGTTGTCCTTAATCGCAATAGCTTGCACCTTATTAGCGGCACTACTGGGAGCTTAAATGACACCCGTGTGACTGCGCTGACTAACGAAGTCGGGTGCTTAGCTAAGAAAAGCGTTGTCATGAAAGGCAATGCTATGTTTTTTCTTTCGGATGAAGGTGTGTATGCTGTTGAGTTCTTAAATGACTACAACCTTCGCGGTGCAGATGAGCCTATTTCTAAAAACATCCAGCCGTATATTGACAGAATCAACAAGAATCTAGCTGCCGAGGCGGTTGGAACTCTGTTTAATAACCGATATTACCTTGCTGTTGCCTTGGATTCTATTGCTGGAGCTAACGATGCCATTGGAAACAATAGTATCTTGATATTCAACTTCCTAAACAAAGGATGGGAGTCTATAGATACGTTCGGTGCTGGTGATTTTATCATCAAGAACATAATTATTGGCAGCGCAGCAGAGCGAAATAGCATTTATGCTGTAACTTCACTAGGTGGAGTCCATGAATTAGAGGCAATAGAGACATCTAACGATAGCTTAGTGTCTGCTGGCTTGACAACCAGCTTCCCAATCCAGTCATCTTTGACAACTAGGGGCTATGCGCTAGGCAATCTTGACCGCAAACGCTTCACAGATGGGCAAATTACCATGCAATGTGTCGATGGTGGTCTAGGAGAGTATGACATTTCCTTCGCAGCAGAAGATCCAGACAATAATCAGAGCATAGGGACAACAACTATGTTTCTTGATGGCGTAGTGCTTGGCACTGGATCTACCAACGAGGACGAGACTGGCAACATTCGCTTCCGTCTTGGAGGCATCAGGGGCTATTTAGGAACGCTAACCTTGACACGGACGATTGGTTCCCCTAAAATAACGTCCATAAAAGTTACAGGCTCTGTGACAAACAGGCAAATCATCTCACAAAAATAATATGGGAGTAGTAAATACAACAAAGACTTTCGCAACAAACGAGGTTATCACCAGCACGTTGATGAACAATATCATCGACCAAACTACCTTTACGAATGATGCTATTTCTGGAGGAACTCTTGCAGTAACTGGTGCTGGTCAATTAAAAGTAGGAACCATTACTTCAAACGAGCTTGCTGCTGATTCCGTTACTGCTAACGCTATTGCAAGCGGAGTAATTACCAATGTAAAGATTAGCGCAACTGCTGCAATCTCATTGTCGAAGCTGGCATCGGAAGCATTGCCAGTAGGAATTACTGTAGCAACTGCCAATATCCTTGATGCTAATGTAACTACTGCCAAGATTCTTGATGCCAATGTAACAGCACCTAAGCTCAGTGGAGCGCAGACTGGCACAGCTCCAGTTTATGGGGTGAGAGCATGGGCTAAATTAAATCCATTTGTTAGTTCAGTAAGGACTGGCGCATACAAATCAGGAAATTACGTCAGAACAGGAACAGAAACCACTGTTACAATTACGGGTCATGGGTTAAAAACAAATGACAAAATCAGATTAGACTTTACCAGTGGCACTGGGACTGATGGGTTATACACGGTTACATCTTCTGCGAATGTAAATGAATTTGTTGTAAATCACACGGGAACCTCCACATCAGGCACTGTAACTGCTCAGTTTGTAGCAATACAAGCATCTGGAAATATTTCTACAGCATCATGGTTTGATACTGGTGATGATACGATTGTTTTGAATTTCGCAACTGAAATGCCTAATGATGATTATGCTACGATTGCAACAGGTCAATTCTTTCCTGGCGCATGGGCTACTACGGCAAATGAATACACAGTAGGCAATACACAAGCAAACACTGTTTATCAAGCGCACATTTACATGAATGAAGAAAATAGATTTATTAATGTAGCAATTATTGGATGAATCCACACCTAGCCATAGCACTTAACCTTTATGAATCAAGAAACATCGACATTCAAAGCCTTATTGGTTGGCACTTGTGTCATGGTATTGTTGTTTCTACTCCAGATGTTTTTGCGCTTTGCTTCCATTCAAAAAGCGATGACAGTGAAGATGCTGTTCTCTTTGAAGAGGCAGATACGCTTTACGTCACAATATGTTGCGGAGACATGGCTAGTGGACTCCGAACACTCAAAGATAATTACAAATACATTGCTTTTCGGCGAGACTTCAAAGGATCAAGTCGGAATCGCTTACTCAACATGAAAACCTTTTACTCTAAACTACGATAAATTATGGGATTAGCATCAGGAATTACGGGATCAGCACCAAAAGTCAAAGCTCCGAAGATGGATATTGCTAAAGATATTAGCAGTTACGTTTCAGGAATGTCGCAATCTCTGCCGCAGATTTTTTCTCAAGAGCAACAATTCCGCCCACAATTTCAAGGTCTTAACCTTGGTGACATCCAATCGTTTTTGACTGGCGCAGGTGGGCAGCAAGGAATCTTTGGTCTTAGTAATCAAGCGGCACAACAAGCTGGCACGGGGCTAGGCGAGGCTCGCCAAGCAGAGCTAGGTCAGATGACTGGACAAGCAGGATTAACCCGTGGGTTAATGCAAGCGTTATCTCCAGAGCAAGCTGGTGTAGTGCAAAATTTCAGCAATGAAGCACAAAGGGCATTAGCAGCGTCTCAGATGATTAGTCCGCAAGAACAGCGCGGATACCAACAAACAGCCCGTGAAGGAGCAGCAGCGGCTGGCAGACTAGGGGGCAATGCAGCTATCGCTTCTGAGGTTATGGGGCGAGAGGATGTATTTGCTCGCAAGCGTGCCGAGGCAGCACAAGCAGGGCAGAATGCCTATAATGTTGCTCAAGGATTCTACACGCAGCCTGGACTAGGATTGCTTAGCAATGCTCCATTGTCATATCAACAAGGTCAGCAATTTATCAACACAGGTCTTGGCGCAATCGGCGCAGGAACACCACAGTTGTTTGATACATCTGTTGGACTTAACCTTGGTGCAGCACAACGCTCTAATCAACTTGCTGCGGCATCTGCAAATGCACAGGCTAAAGCGGCGCAACAAGCTGCAATTATGGGATTGATTGGAGATTCTGCAAAAGCAGCCGCAACAGCATCTGATCGAAGACTGAAAACTGACATTAAAAAAGTCGGTATGACAGACGCTGGTTTACCAGTGTATACCTACAAATATAAAGGAGACAATGTTACTCACATGGGCGTTATGGCTCAAGAAGTTGAGGAAGTGTTTCCTGAAGCTGTTGAGGAAATTAACGGATTCAAAGCAGTTTATTACAATCTAATTAAATAATATGGCAGCTTACGGAAAAGGACAAATGCTAGGTTCAGGAATCAACCCTGAGTCATTCAAACTAGATTTCGGAGGATTCGCTGATGCTGCTAGAATGCAAGCACAGGGAATTGCTGGGCTAGGACAGAGTATCGGGGGAGCTATTCAGAACTATGGTGAAGCAAAGAAAGAGCAGAGGAAAGTTGATGCTTACAACAAAGCATCTGCTAAGTCTATTGAAGCTGCGATTACTTTAGGCAAATCGTATGGAATTACAGCAGCTGAAGAGACGCTAGCTCCATTCCTGAAATCATACAACGATCCTAATCTTAGCCCTATCGAGAAAGCAGCATTGCTGGATGAAGGCAAGGCGATGATTCCTAACGTGTTTGGTCGATTTGATAAAGATCAAGCAATGGCTATTCAAAACGCTCAAAATGCACCGCCACCTGCTCCATCATTTGGTTTTACTGGGACTGAATTAAAGAAAACAGATAGAGGCGACATCTATGTTCTTAAAGGTAATGATGGCAGAGATTATGACCCTGAAACAAAACTTCCAATTTCTAACTTAGGCAATTTTGGGAAAGGGCTTCCACCAGAAGATTGGTCTGATGGAGCAACTTCCGCTGCTGATTTTATTAATGGAGCGTTAAATATTCCGTTTCCAATTGTAGATGGTAGTCCAGGTTCATTGCCTCCAGTTGGCGATGTAAATCCACTTCTTCCACCGCTGACTCCTGAAGATGCAGCTGCTATAAATGCTATAATGGCTGGTGGGCAATTAGCTCCACCAGTCGGAGCGCCTCCAGCGAGCATTGCGCGACCTCAGCCTGCGCCACAATATACTCCTAGATATATTGCGACAGATGAAATCAAAGCTCCTACTGGGACTGTAATTACAATGGACGAATATAATGCAGCAGTAAAAAGCGGACAAAATATTGAAGGAATACCATTACCAGATGGTAAATTTTATGCTACTAGACAACGACCTTTTGCACCTCAGCAAGGACAAGAAATAATTACCAATGACGGAACAACAATTCGTTCTATTACTCTTGATGGGCAAGGAGGTTTAAACAAAGCTCCTACAACACAAATAAAAGAAGGAGAGGCAATAGTTCCAGATGCTACGAGTCCAACTGGAACAAGAATAGTTCAGATTCCGTCTGACGCTAAAGAAAAAGCCAAAACTGACTTCAGCGGTTACATGCAACAAATCACAGGGTCTTATGCAACACTTGACGCAAAAGGCAAAGCTGTAACTGGCGAAAAAAGTAGCATTATGAATGCTTTAACAGCAACTAGTGCAGGACAAGCAGTGTCTAGGGCATTAGGTTCAGAGGATCAGGTATTACGCGATCAAATTAACACAATGCGTCCAAGCATTGTTAACGTGATTCGACAAGCTACTGAAATGGGAGCTAAAGGCATGGACTCCGAAAAGGAATTGACGTTTTACCTAAGCGCAATTGGAGATCCATCGCTTCCAGTTGAAGCAAACATTAAGGCACTAGAGACCCTAGACAAAGTATATGGCACAGGAAAAGCTGTTAATGAAATGCTTAAAAACTTCCCGAATTTGAAGAAGAAGGTTGACAAGTATTCATTCAAGTCAATCCCAACTTCAGAAACTCCATATACAGGATTAGATGATGAAACTAAACAAGCACTAAAAGACCTAGGTATCGATGAGTGATTTACAAAAACAAAAAGAATCAATTAGTTCTGACATAAGCAAAATCTCTCTGGGGATTCGTGAAGCTAAAAACAAATATCAAGCAGCTGTTGCTGCTGGACAAAATGTTGAGGCTCAGTCTTATGTTGATTTGGGCAGAAAGCTCTATGACAAAGTAAAAGTTCTTCAAAATCAATTTTCAAAGTTAGAAACAGAAGAAGAAGCTCCAAATTTAGAAAGAATAAGCGGACTCAGAAAAGAAATTGAGAAGCCCATTGTTGCTCCTACGCCTAACTACATGAACATGGGTGGGAGAGGTGGCATGGGTATGCCAAGATCATATGAAGCAATGTATAACATGCCTTCTGTTGAGCAACAAATGGCAACAAAACGCGAAGCTATTGGTCAGCTTTTCAATGCACCTGTTGGCGAAGGCGGCATGGCGGCAGAACAACTGCCTACTGGAGTAAGATTTGGAGTTGGTGCATTGCCTACTAGGGAATCAGAGCTTGAGTATCTGCAACAAACATATCCAGATGCCAATATTACACCTATGAGCGTAGGTGGTAAAACTCAGTTTTTGATTAAAACTAAAGATGGCAAAACATTTACTACGCTTGATATGGGTCTTGCTGGTTTTGCTGGAGCAGCAGCAGTAGAAGCTCCTATTGCTATTGGCTCAACAGCCGCTGGAATTAGTGCAGCATTAGCTACAAAAAGCCCAATGGCTGGAACTGCTACTGCTGCAGCAACGGAAGCTGGCTTGGGAACAGCTGCCGATATGATTACCCGTGCAGCACTTGGCATGGAACAAAATATCGGAGAAAATGTTGCACGTCGAGGCACTCAAGCAGCCATCGGAGGCGCACTTGGTGCAGTTGGTGATGTTGCAATTCCTGCTGTTCGCGCATTTAGGGTTCCAAGTGGAACACCAAACACATTCAGACAACAATTTGTTGAATCTGCTGAGCGACAAGGGCTTCCAGAAGCAGTTCCTGCTGGTTCACAATTTGGACCTAAAGGAATAGAGGGAGCGCAAGAACTTGCTGGTGATTATCCTAAAACTCGATTAGGAGCAAAATTGAGAACTGCGCAACAAGACATAGTAAGAAAATTTGATCCATTTAGGAAAATGGCAACAACTGCACCTGGTGATTATGCTAGCGTTGCACGAAATCTAGCACAAAAAAGAAGTGAGCTTGTAACCAGAATTGCTCGAAACACTGATCAAAATGAATTTATTGTTGATGGAGCTGTTCAAAGATTGCTTAAACCATATGGAGAAGCTAATGTTGATGAACTTGGCGGAGTTCTCAGGGGAACTATTCAGCAACTTGACGAAGAAACTGCAAAATTTACTAGAAATCAATATGATTTAATGGCTGATCTAGCTGATAATGCTGGTTTTTCAATAACAGCACAGGAAATGCTGGATAAAATTCCGCAAATTAAGCGTGAATTAAACTTTTCAGGGTTCGTTGATGATCGAGGAGTAACAGGACTTGAAAATAGTCTTAGGGCTAGAAGGGATGCGCCTATTGAAATCAAGAGGATTGAAAATAGCTTAAAAAGTTTGCAAAAACTAAAAAGTAGCGCAAAAGATGCAAATTTAAGATTGAGATTAGAGGGCAAAATTCAAGATGCAACTAATCAGTTAAAAGATCTTGAATCTATAAATAGACCTTTGAATTTCAAAGACTTTAATGAATTAGTTAAATCGTATGGCAACCTGCGATCAGAAAATCTAGTTGGAGGATCAACCAAAGATATTTTTGGAACTGAAATATCAAATGAATTATCAGCACTTAGAACACAAATTTTCAAGGGTTATAATGCTATTGATGCAAATGGAGTTACAAGAAATCTTGCAAACGAATTTCAAACAACAGCGGCAGCAGTTGGCAAAAGAAATGATATGCAAAAAAATACTTTAGGTAGCATATTAAAAGAAGCTGGAGGAGAAAATGTTGCAACACAAAGAGATGTTGTAAGGATTGCTATGAAAGACCCAGAAACAATGGGTCGAGTTCTTCGTGCTGCTCAAGATTTGGATGCAACGCAACCTGGTATTGCCAAAACCATTAGAGATAGAATGCAGATTCAGTATCTGAATGATATTGGCATGGGCAAGCAAGGAAACATTACTCAACTTAATTATGATAAAGGATTCTTAGATACATTATTTGATGCTGATTCTGGTAAAGTAGCTAGGGGGCTAGATACCTTAAATGAAAAGTTAGCGGCAATTAAAGGCGTGAAGATTTCTAGTATTACCCGCGATGATTTAACTGCATTGTCTTCTGCATTATCTAAAAATGAAAGGAATCAAGTTGCAGATCAAATTGTCAAAAGAGAAGCACTCAAAAAAGAAGAAGAAAAATTAGTATCATCTGAAATATTTCAAGCTGCTAAAAATGGTAATTTTGAAAACATTGATCCTGATTTAATATCTAGAGCTGTGTTAGCTGGCGCAACCACTAGAAACGTTGAAACAGCAATGGGTCAGCTTAGCAAATCATCACCAGATGCAAGAAATCTCTACAAGGGAGATTTCATGAGAATATTTCTTGATCATTACAAAGGTGGAACTCCTACTGCTGCTCCACCATATGAAACTTTATTTGACGTTGATAAATTCTTAGCTGATTATGGGACTAAAGAAGCACCAAGTGAATTAGGGAAAAACATTAACACTATTCTTGGTGCTGATTCTGGAACTGCGCTTTATGATCTTGCAAAACTATATCAAGCTAATACACTTAAAGAGCTTAATAAAACAGGCACAATGCCTAGAGTTGTTGTAAGCAATAGGAATGTTAGTGCTTTTGCTCCTATCGCTAAATTGACTACAAATGCAAGAAATAGATTCTTAGCATATGCACTTGCAAATGGAAGTGAAAGCAATGGAATAAGGTCTGCTCTTGCTAGAAATGCAATGTCTGGCAATGTAAATGACGCTTACGTTAAAATGTTTGAGTCAGCATTTAAAACAAGGCAAGGACTTACGTTTCTTGCAAGACAAGCATCTGAAGATCCAGAGTTTTCTTTTGAGCTAGAGCAAGCAGCAAAAGATTTCGAGGAAAAGGAACGTGCAAATTCTAACTCTACATTTTCTGAACTAAATCGTAAATTTGATCTTCAGCGAAAACAAAACTTGAATTCCGGATCAAAATAGCATTTGATTCATCCAACATGAGCGAGGAACAACTCCAGAAACTGAAAGACAATTACTACGATGATCGTCCCGACAAGAGCGAGTGGTTTCTTGAGGTAAGAGAACGTGCTAAGTTGCTGCCACGGAACAACATAGAACATTACGCGCCGCACAAGGCTGCATTAGCATTGTTTCTCTTATCTCAAGGAGCCAAGATTACTGAGATATCCAAGAAAACTGGAGTTGGCAGGGAGACTATTCGCCAATTAGAATGGCGGCATAACGATACGCTAGAGACAAAGCGCAAAGAGTTCTCAATGCGTTACGCTATTGCAGCGCAAGAATACACTGACTTGTTGTTTGAACGAGCTACGCAACTCTTTGACGACCCTGATAGCCTTGCTAAAATCTCCCCTGAGAAGCTGGCAATCACCGTTGGCATTCTCACAGACAAAGCGGCACAGCTTACTGGCATGGCGACAACCGTTGTTGAGCATCGCAAAGGCGCAAGTCTCGACGATGCCGCCAATCTCATCAACGAAGCAAGGAGCCGTATTGCTAAAGGTAAAGTAGTTGAAGCGGAAATAGTATGATTTGGAGACAACATCAAATTCTAAAGCCTCCCACGGATGAGGAGCTGATTCAGATGACACCAGAAGAGGTGTTATCCATTCATCGTATTTACCACGAAGCTATTGAGAATGCCGAAAAAGACCCGTATCAGTATGGATTCCGCTTGCCTCACTGGGTAAAAGCCGAGGAACAACTTAAAGAAGTAAATGAAATCCTAGCATTAGGAGGAAATCGCAGCGGGAAAACTCAATGGGGTGCGTTCTCTGTTGTCCGTGCAGCCGTAGAAAATCCTAACTCTGAGATATTCTGCTTTGCGCAAACTTCCGAGGTGTCCATTCGTCAGCAACAAAGCGCAGTATGGGCATGGCTTCCTGAGTATCTCAAGACGAAATACACAAGCGCAAATGCTTATATTTCATACAAGAAGAAAACTGGATTTACAGATTCTTCGTTGATTCTTCCTAACGGCTCACAGATCATCTTCAAGACTTATTCACAATACCAGAATAACCCTACGATTTTGGAAGGTGCTGAACTTGGTTCTCGCAATCCAGTCTGGCACAACATTGGCGTATGGCTCGACGAATATCTTCTTGGTCCCGAGTTGATAAATACCATGCGATTCCGTCTTGCTACTCGGAACTCCAAGATGCTTGTGACATTCACGCCGATTGACGGGTGGACTGAGGTTATTAAAGAGTATCTTGATGGCGCAACAACTATCGAAAGCCGAGAAGCAGAACTGCTTAATAACGAGCTTGTTCCTTACGTTCAAAGATCGAAGAAGCTAAATGCTTCCGTGCATTACTTCCACTCGCAAGACAATGCCTTCGGTGGATATGACCGCATTAAGGAAACGCTGAAAGGGAGAACACGGGAGGAAATCCTTATTCGTGCCTATGGTGTGCCGATGAAGTCACACGCTACCAAGTTCCCAAAATTCAACAAGATTGTGAACGTGGTGGAGCCTGATAAGATTCCAAGAAACAACATCACAAAGTATCACGTTATCGACCCTGCTGGATCTAAAAACTGGTTTATGTGCTGGATTGCAGTGGATGAGACTGGAACAATGTGGGTTTATCGTGAATGGCCTAGCGTGGATGTTGGTGACTGGGCTGAATGGCGCGGTGGTAAGTGGATGCCTGGAGAGGGAGCTAAAGGGCAAGGATTTGGCATTCGCGACTACGTTGAGCTTATCGAAGAAATGGAAGGTGAAGAGGAAATCTTTGAGCGGTTAATTGACCCCCGTCTTGGGGCTGCAAAGTATCAAGTACAAGATGGATCATCCTCGATTATCGAAGATTTGAACGATGCTGGCATGGTTTGCATCCCTGCGCCTGGACTTGATATTGACGATGGATTGCAAGCTTTGATCGGGAAAATGGCATGGGATACAACTAAGCCGTTGGATGCTATCAATCGACCGCATTTTTACATTAGTTCCGACTGCGAGAACATTATCCAAGGATTGTCAGAATACACTGGAGAAGGTGGATTAAAAGAAGCTTGGAAAGATGTCATAGATGTTTTACGCTATGCTGCAATCTCAGGAATAGATCATGTTGACAATTCCGTAAGTTTAGCCACAATTCAAGGAGGTGGAGGTTACTAATATGAATACTAAAAAAGAAGCAAAGAAACGAGGACGACCAGCTAAGGTTGTTGAAGAAATAGTGCAAGACGTGCCAGAGTCGCCATTGAAAGCGTTAATTGTAGGTGTTTGCAATAACCCGACATGGCTGAAAGCGCGGATCGACGGATTCAGCGTTAATGTAAAATGTCCCGCTCAAATATCAAAAGGCTTGCTAGGAAAGCAAGTTAATGTTATTCTCGTCAATTCCGAACCCGAGGATTACTACCAATATACAGCATGAATGACATTCAACAAATTGAAGATGAATCTCTTGTTTATTTAGACAAGAAGCCTGATATTGGCGCATTATCCAATGCTTACGATACATGCCTAGTTGATCTGGATTACTATTTTGAATCGTGCCTACGCTCTTACAACGACCGTAGAAACATCTGGGATGGCAAGTCGGATGACCTACGCAAGAACGGAGCTAATGCTTTTCCGTGGCAAGGCGCATCCGACCAAGAGGTGAACGTAGTTGGCGAGCGCATCGACATGTATGTTGCGTTGTTTGACCAAGCGTTGTCTCGCTCTCACATCAAGGCATTCCCAACGTCTATGGCAGCAATGCCAAAAGCAGCGGTGGTTTCTGGCTTCCTAAAATGGATGCGAGCATCCTACATTCCTGACTTCAAGCGTCAGATGGAACTTGGTGGCAACTATCTCATGGAGAAGGGCATCATGGTTACCTACGTTGGTTGGAACCGTGAGAAACGCACTTACTTACAAAGCGTTAGCCTTGAGCAAATCCAGCAAGCATCGCCTGATCTTGTTGAGTTGATTCTTAGCGAGCAAGATGATGTAATGTTGATTGAGTTGCTTCAAGACTCATTCCCTGATCTTTCCACTAAGCGAGCTAAAAAAGCAATCAAAGACCTACGCAAGATGGGCGTTGCCGAAATTCCGCTATCCCGCCAAACTGTTGACTGTCCCGTAGTCTATGCTTGCGCTCCTGATGGCGAGGTGATGTATCCATCTTATATTTCAGACCCACAACGCGCACCATACATGTTCTGGCGAACATTCCTCACAGCTCAAGAGCTTGAGAAAAAGGTGACAAACGAAGGATGGGATCGCAAATGGGTAGATAACGCTATTGAAAATCTGCGTGGAAAAGACTCCATGTATCTCGATGGCGAGAAAGTAAAGACTCAGACTCGCTTGCCAATCACTGACGACAACGATCTTGTCATGGTGGTCTATGCGTATCAACGTCTGATTGACGAAGAAGATGGCTCAGAAGGTATCTACTGCACCGTGTTCCATCCGCAGACAGATGGCTATGCCAAGCATGAACTTCTCAATGGTTACGATGATTATCCATTTGTAGTAACTTGTCTCGCTAACAACCAAAAGCGGATGTATGAAGTGCAGACATTCTCCGACATTCTCCGTGGTCCACAGATGCAAATCAAGACCGAGCGTGACAGTCGTATCGATCGTGCGTCTTTGGCAACACTTCCACCAATCATGCACCCTGCTGGTCGCCCTCCATCGGATTGGGGTCCTGGACGCAGAGTGCCGTATCGCCGACTAGGTGAAATTGCATTTGGTCCAATCCCTCCGCGAGATGACGGCTCTGTAGAGAGTGAAATGTCAATGCGCGGACAAGCGGACCGTGCTGTTGGGTTAGATCTTACAAATCCTCTTTCTGCTGCTCTCCAGCAATTCTTTATTGGTAAGTTCCTTGACCACGTTAAAGACGTTCTTACGATGGCATGGAAGCTGTATCAGCGTATGGGACCTGATGAAATCTTCTTCCAAGTAACTGGAAATCCCAATCCACAGGTAATGACCAAGGGCAGTCCTGATGAAAACTTCTCAATTATGGTATCGTTTGACTCCTTGTCTAGTGATCCAGAAACAGCGGAGACTCAGTTGAAGAATATGGTATCGCTTACCCAGCTTGATCGTAATGGCATTCTTGACATCAACAAACTACTTGAGTTTGCAGCATCGTCTATCAATCCTATTTTTGCCGACTACGTATTGCAGCCAGTTGAAGAAGCGCAACAGAAGGTTCAGAAGAACGTAACAGATGACCTTGCAAAAATCTTTGCTGGCATTGAAGTTCCCGCTCAACCGAATGGTGCGCAGATTGCCATGCAGATGGTGCAAGCATACGTTCAGCAACCCGATGTTGCGGCTAGAGCGCAGCAAGACGAGGCTTTTGCGGCTCGCTTGCAGAAATATGCCAGTCAATATCAATTCCAGCTACAACAGGCTCAGAACGCCGAGATTGGACGCATTGGAACAGCACCTGCTGAAATGGGTGGAATGACGACTCAAGGAATGGAGCAATAATATTATGAAACAAGGATTATATAGCAACATTAACGCAAAACGCAAACGTATCGCAGCAGGTAGCGGAGAGAAGATGAACAAGGTCGGCAGCAAGAAAGCACCGACTGCAAAAGACTTCCGCGAATCAGCTAAAACTGCAAAGAAGAAGTAATGGACAAGAGATTCAAAAAGATCGTCACCAATCCCGCTACTGGTCGTAAGAAAACCATCAAGTATGGGCAAGCAGGTAAAGCCGCAGACGGAGGTGATCGTATTCGTCCTGGCACTGCCAAAGGCTCAAGCTATTGCGCTAGAAGCTACGGCATTAAAAAACGCTTGCCAGAAGCCCAACAAAATGATCCTAATACACCCAACAACTTAAGTCGAAAAAAATGGCGTTGCAGCGGAAGTAAATCAATAAAATAACTCTATGAAAAAAACAAAATCATGCGGTGGAAGCCGCGACATGGATGGCAAGGGAAAGAAATACCTTGAAGTCGAAATCAAGATGGGTAAGATGCCTAAGCGAGCCGCGAAAAAAGCTCCTAAGCGCAAATAACCTTGAATAGCTTCATCCGTATTCCCTCTTGACAATGGAGCGATTGCGAATTAACGCATGAACTTACATGACGATGTAAACTAGGTGAGTTACAAAACAACTTAAATGACACCATTACCAAAACCAACTATTGTTCAAGCTGTTGAAGCTCTATCTGACCGCGACGAGTTCAAAGCTATCATCCAATTCATCCGAGATGAGCGCGAGCGTTTCTTTGGTGATTTGCGCCAGTGCGTAGAGCCAAACGAGGTTATGAAAATCGTCGGCAGTGTTTCTACGCTAGACGAGCTTTTGATTCTATTGAAAAAAGAAGGTTGACATCCGTCCACGTTCTGCTTTTATTTCCTTGCTGTTTTGTTTTCAGCTCTTGTGTTCATAGACCCGTAGAGATTAAACCCTCTACGGGTTTCTTGTTTCTGTGAGTCACTCGTATAAAAGAACTGTTTTCAGTCCGTAGTATTGCGCGTTCACATAGCTTGGATCAAGCGGATGAGTATCATTATGAGCCTGTAATTTGTCGCGATACTCGCAAGCGGTGATTGACTCCACAACGTAGTCGCTGCCGATCTCTAGCTCCTTTTGCTGCCATTCCTCGCAACGCTCCAACATTACTTGCGCTATGGATTCGTCACTGTATGCCATGGCTGGTTCTTCGTCGGCAAAAAGTATCGTGATTTTTCGGTAGGTTCTCATGGTTTTCCTCCTTTCGTAATTTGATGCTTCAGCAACAGTTTGATGCACAGCTCTCCGAGCCTATCCCCACCGAATCTTTGCTTGACCAGCTTTTCCAGCATCTGCTTTTTGGTCTTATAGCCAAAAACTGAACAGTCAGTTGCTGTTGTAGAGTAGCCCCATGATCCTCCCCATTCTTCTGGATCGCATCGCACGATTTCGATGTCCATTAGCTCAGAGATTTCTTCAAGAGTCATAACTCCCTCCTTTCGTGGCTCTTAGGGCTTGCTCTGCATCTAACACTTCGTTGAGGGTAACAAAACCGTAACGCCGATGGTGGGACATATAATTCCGCAAAGCCTCAGCCAACGCATCGCGCTGCTTTGTCATGTCAGCAAGCTCTCGCTCTAGTTGTCGAGCGTGTGTTTCCATGACTTGAATGTGCTCATAAATGGTGCGCTTGTGTCCTTGGTCTGGCATTAGCGCATCCGTTCTCGGTGTCGGTGTGTCTAATTCTGTGTTCATTGTTCGGTTGGTTGTTTGGTTAATCTAGCCCAAATAAAAAGGACTAGCACAAGGAGGTCGAAATACCTGTGCTAGCCCTTAACTCCAAGCCATGAATAATGGAGCGAAATTTGCAACGATGAATTCGACCTCTCGTCGCCGCGAATTTACACAGCACTTTTCGGAATGCAAGAATTATTTTGCATAAAAAACATGATTGCAAATGTTTACTATTGACAAATGCACTACTTTTGCGTTAATGTCCTCGCGACTCGCACCGCCGAGCGTAAATGGCGTTTTAATTATGAGTAATCCAGAAGCTACCGCTGAAGCTATTGAATCAGTGTC